TCATTTGGGTATATTACTCATGCTGGTCACGATGTAGAATCTTCTACAAAAATAGATGAACTAACTGGTGGGACAATTACGAATGAAACAACAACAAGTAATTATCATAATCGTATAGGAACAACTGCAGGTTCTGGTAATGGTTTCGGGACAGTATCTAATACATATACTTATCTTCAGAGTGATACCGATTTTTATAACTCATTTACCCATACATCCTCGACATATTATATAGGAATGAAACTTAATTATTATGAAGTAACATTAACAGGTACTGTATCTTTTAGTTCATCAACGATTAGTAATATTCAATTAAATGGTTCTCAATTAACATCATTAGATAATGTTTATACTGGGATGTATTTATCATCATCAGATACATATTTTCCGTCGCAGGCTATAATACAAAGTATAACTTATTCTACAAGTACAAGTTTAGTAATGGGTAATGAATTAACTGGAACAGGTACTAAAACCTATGGATATTCTGGAAGTACAATAACATTTAAGGCCTTTGGTCAAAGATTAGAATTTCAATATACAGATGATTCATTTAATGGTCCTAAAAATTTAGGCCCGAATCATATTATTCTTCCAAGAAAATATAGAACATCGAGTTCTGGTAGTAATTTAGAAATAGATAGTTGGGCATTTTTTGTTGGGGATAGTACTTCACATTCTAACACGGGAACTTTTACAATTCAAAGTAGTAATCCTACTAATTTATATTCAATTACATATAATTTTTCTAATCAAACAGCACAAGAATCAACAGGGGATTGGTCACCAAAAGCTGGAACTGAAATGGAAGATTGGGTTAATGGAAGTAGTGTTGTAAATGGTACATATTGGACAGGAACAAAAACAGTAAAGGGATGGAATTTATCAAATCAAAGTGATGGAAATGCAACAATAAGTAGTTATACTGGCCCTAACAGTGGTTATAATAATTCAACTGGATTTATGTATACGGAAGTAACAAGTAGTAGGCATTCATATGTATTTGTATGTAGAACACCTGCTTTTAATTTCTCTACTCTCATGGAAGATACTTCAAATAATTTAAAACTAAAATTTAAAGTGCATGGTTTTGGTGCAACTATAGGAGATTTATTTATTCATATATCAACAAGTAGTAAGACTACTCATTCTGGTTCAAATCAATTAGCATCATATACATCATTTAGTCAGACGGGACATACTTCTGCATGGACATCTGCAGAAATAAGTTTAAATAATTATAGAACTGTAAATAGTAATCATTATATATATTTTGCTTCTTATAATGCAACTAGTTGGCAAGGAGATTTATCGGTAGACTATGTTCAAATATCTGAAGAAACTCCGAGTGTATAATATAATATAAAGTATATTATTATGAGTTGTAATTGTTGTAATTGTTCATTAATAAACGGATTTTATAAATGTAATATAAATGATTACAGAGTAGTTGATGAAAATGATAATTTAGTTAAAATTATTTCACAACATGAAATAACTGAAGATGATGGAGAAATAAATTTTAAAGAAAAAATTAAATATTGTCAAACCTGTAATAAAATTTTTAGATTTCCAGATACAGAAGAGAATTATATATTTAAATGTGGAGATAATCATTTTGAATCATTTGAAAATAATCTAAATGATAATATTATTCATCAATTTAAAAATATTACTTGTAAATATTGTAATACAAATATTTTAAAAAAAGGATACTTTATGAATACCGAAATGATACAAAGTGAAGAAAATTTATTAAAATATTCATATCCAATTGATTTTACAAATACTATTCATATTTATAATGAAGAAAATAATACTAAAATAAAAGATATTACAATTAATTTAACTGAAATAAATCCTATACCAGAAACAGATATTGGTAAAAAAATATTATATTGTTCAGATTGTAATTTTTTTATAATGAATGATTTAAAAGAAATTTATAAAGAATAATGATAAATGGATCTTATCAATAAATATCATTTTTATATAAATTTAAAGGAACGAACTGAAAAAAATATAAATACTATTAATGAGCTAAAGAGATTCGGTATAAATTCACCAAATAGATTTGAAGCAATTAAACATGAAATAGGAATTGTAGGGTGTGTAAAATCGCATATCAGATGTATTGAATTAGCGAAAGAGAGAGATTATCCTTTTGTATGTATTTTTGAAGACGATGTAATATTCAGAGATATAAAAAAATGTAAAGAAATGATAAATAAATATATTGATATTGATTATGATGTTTTATATATTGGTTGTAGAGTCTTAGATAATAAATATGAATTTATAACAGATGAATTAATAAGAATAGATAGTTGTTATTGTAATCACGCTTATATAGTAAAATCTCATTATTATGATACAATTTTAAAGAATTTTTATGAAGGAATGGAATTAAAGGTTCAGGCTGGTGTAGATGCTCATGATAAGAGAAGATCAGAAGAATATAATATTGATGTTTATTTAGGTAAGTTACAAAAACGAGACAAGTGGTATACTTTTTATCCTCATTTTGCTTCACAAAAAAACGGATATAGTGATAATTTTAAATGTGATATAAATTTTTATGATGAAATTTTTAATATACCTATTCAGGATAAATTTCTACCGAATATATCAATTTTAACACCGACATTTAATCGTAAAAAATTTTTACCCTTAATGATTTATAATATTAAGCGTTTTCTATATCCGAAAGAAAAAATAGAATGGAATATTTTAGAAAGTAATGATAATTCATTGAATAATTATGAAAGATTATTCAATGATAAAGAAGAAATTTCAGAATTAGAAAATAATTTAGGGATTAAGATAAGATATAAATATATTGATGATAAGTTAAGTATTGGTAAAAAGAGGAATATATTAAGTGAAACGAGTAGTTATGAATATTTAATAAATATGGATGATGATGATTATTATTTACCGACTTATTTGAATCATAGTATTGATATTTTACTGAATACAGATAAATCTATAACAGGTTGTTTGGATATGTTATTTATTTATCCACAAAAAGATTATCAATGTAGTTTTATTCATTGTGTAAGAGATTATATGTTGTATCATGAAGCTACATTATGTATGAAAAAATCACATTATAATAAATATAAATATAATATTTCAAATAAAGGTGAAGGTAAAAATATTTATGGCGATTCTAAACTATGTGGCCTGAGTAATATAACAAAATGTATGATATGTGTATGTTGGGATGGAAATACTGTGAATAAAGATAAATTTTTAGATTATCGTATTGATATGAATATTCAAGGTGGTGGTTTAAATATTTTAAAAAAAATATTTAATAATTCAAAAATGGAATCTATAAAAGAAGAATCTAAAAATATTGAAATACCAGTGGAATTATTAAAAAATATTCGTAATTTAATTGAAGTGGCGAATAATAGAGTTAATTGGAAAATTGAAGAATTATTACCCGTTGGAATTATGATAAAGCAGATAGATGAATTATTATCAGAGAAAACAGATAATAATTAAACATGCTTATTAAGGATGGTTAATTCATATAACAATTAAACATGCTTATTAAGGATGGTTAATTCATATAACAATTAAACATGCTTATTAAGGATGGTTAATTCAAATTCGAATGAATTATCATTATTTTGACAATCATAAAATGAATCACTTGTATCTTCATATAATTGGATTGTGAGTTTATTAATATTGATTGGATAAAAGAAATTATCAAGATTAATATCACTTGAATAATACACTAAATTACCACTGCTTTCATCAAGAGGTATTCTATCAATAATATTTTTACCATTACTATTTCTTTTACAAGCGATATATGGAATTTCAGGAATCACTAAATCCACGAAATGTATATTTTGCTGAACAACATTATTTGATATATAAGATGTAGCGTCACTAGTATCATCAATATTAAAGAAACCAAATAAACGATATGCCGATCCGATACTAGATAACCATTTGATACGAAATGCTGTAGAGTTAGTAATAGTATATTTAAATGTTTTTGTATCTTTAGTGATACTAAATCCCGAAAGACTAGCGTGAGCATTCAGAGTAGAAATTAAATGATCCCCTAATTCTTGAAAAGTATAACTGCTATGAGTAAGATTAATAGATACTTCAGATGAACCACTCATTTGAATGATTATATTACGATTATTATCATTTACAGTATAAATAGAATTAGGAACCATTGCTTTGATTAATCTGAATCCGATAATATTATCAAAGTTACCATAACCACTTGTAGCATTTCCTACATTACTACCTTCAAAATTGATAGTATAATTACTGGTGCTATGATCTAATGTATGATCAACATTTTTACTATCAACGAGTAATCTTATCCTAGATAATTCAGGTGTAAAATATTTATTTCTAATAGATTCATATTCTTTAGAATCTTCCATATTCATAAAATCTCTTTGAGTATTAAAATTATTATAGTGAACTCCTATGTTATTTGATAGGAGGTGAGAATGCAAATCATCATCAGAACTATCATCTAATTCTTCAGATGAAATATCACTTGCTTCACCATAAGGTATAATTGTATTATCCATAATTTGTATATATTATATATTAATAATAACTTTAAATTATAAAATATAATTTATTAAGATAAAAATATAGTTGATGAAATATATCTATCAAAAAATAATAAAATATAGTAGTATAAATGCTATTTATGTGAGTAGTATAGTTTATTTAGATATTAAATATCAAAAGCGAAGACTATTTACATAAATAGATGATATTTTATTTTCTTTTCTAATAAAATAAAGTTTTTTACAATATTTTTTTAAATAATCGGTATCTCCATCTATTTCTTTGATTTCGTTAAGAAAAGATTGTTTATTTTGTAGATAAAAGAATCTTTTAGATTTTTCTGAGTGAAACAGATAAGCATTGTAAATCATTTGAAAGATACATTCTTGAAAAGATAAACTTCTTTCTAATTGTAAAATATAATGAATAATATCTTTTGATAAATTTTTCTTATAAAATATTTGTAATATCTCTTGTGATCTATACATGGTTTATTAATAAATAAATTAATATTTTTAAGTTATTCACAATGTCCCATAGGTCGTTTCGTATTTCTTTGCCTTTGGATAACCACTTTTTTCCCTCTAGGACACATACATTTCTCAACATCAATAATATTTCCATCGGGTGTTTTTCCCATTAAATTATGTTGATTATAAAATGTGGAGTTACTGTTGTCTGATTTATATACGGCACTATTAGAATCGATTATATTTAATCCGGTCTCATAATTTATGCCTGCATTATTCATGTCAGGGACCCAATCGTCGAATCGACTCCCTGGATATAAATATGGATGAAATTCTTCTCCACCGATAATATTACCAGAATGTTCTATTAAGTGTGTTCGACCACAACCATATGATAATAACAAATTTGTTTTCTGTGTATCATCTGTTCCTTCAAAATCTCCTTTTTTATCATGATAATCATAAATATCTTTACAATCAGCACATTCATTTATTACTTGCGAACATTTATAGCTATCAGCAGTACCTTGAACATAAGTCCCTGGTGGACACTGTTTATGATTACCACTACTATCTATAACAGTTTTCTCATTATATTTTTCTGGGTAATTAGTTGATGAATCATTTGAAATATAATTTTCTTC